ATCGCGTTGCCGGTCTTGCTCTGGCTGTAGTACAGCCTATTCTGCGCAAAGTGCTTCTTGTGAAGCGCCATGATGTCGGCGTATCTCGCTCCAGTGGCGTAGCCAAGCCGAATCCAGCACTCCATAAACGCTCCCTTGTCTGCTCCGTTGCGGAAGCGTTTACCTCGCAACTGGCTGGCATACTTGACAGCCGTACAGCATTGCTCTAAAGTCCACGCCTTCGTCGGAGCCTTCGGTGCTTTGATGGTCGCGACTCCGCGAGGATACTCAGCGAGCATCCGATTATCGTAGGCGTACCGCAGCAAGATCAGCACCATGGCACGGTCGTTCTTCGCAGTGATCGGCTTTACGAGCGTTAGGCGGTGGCGGAGAAAATCATTTACGTTTGTAAACCGTTGACAATTTTTAGCGGTACGCAATAGAGTCTTTGCGTAGTCGTCAGCAAGGATGTGCTGCTGGCAGTAGATAGACGCGACGGCATGGAGGTCGATGAACATGGCAGTAGTGAGCGAAGCTGCACGACGCGCGTCCCGAGTCGCTAGTGACCTTGTCCCGGCAAAGCCGGAGTCGCTCAACCCCCTGATTGGTGCGTCCGCAGCGAACGGATACACCACCTGCGGTGATACCGCTGAAAGCTGCGCCCCCGAAGGACTGTCCGACCCCCAGATTGTGATTCTAGGGGTCGCGGGTTCGAGTCCCGTCAGCCACCCTTTCCCTGCGATTGCGTCGGCAAGACCTTCGGTTGCGGATGTTCGGCGTGGAGAGAGCAACGCCGACTATCACGGGGACGAGTCATATAGGAATTGCAGTCGGGCCAAGACCTTTCTTGACTCGCCTGCCCTCTACTACGGCCGCTACGTCGCCTGCACGATCCCCCAGCAGAGCAGCGATGCCTTAGAGCATGGCTCGCTGCTCCACCAATGGTTCGAGCATGGCGATGCCTTCCTTGACTCGCTGGCGGTCCCTCCAGAAGACAAGCTAACACCGACCGGGCAGGTTGGCAAAGACGCCCTAAAGTGGGCCCAAAATGAGGCTGGCCCGGACGCGACGGTCGTGTCGCCCAAGCTCGCCCGCCAGCTTCGGCTGGAGGCTGAGGCCGTTACGCGGCACCCGGCCGTCCGCGATGCGATGGACCGCATCGTCGAGCGAGAGATTTCGGTCCGCTGGCAATCGGCCGACGGACACCTGCTGCGTTGCCGCTTCGATGCGGTGACGAGCGACGGAATCGTCCTCGACCTCAAGACCACTCGCGAGACGAACATCCTCGCGAACTTCTGGAAGTCCGTTCTCGACTTCCGCTATGGCTTCTCAGAGGCGTGGTATCGCGCTGGCATGGAAGCCTGCGGCCTTGAGCCGAAGCCACTCCAGTACATCGTCGTCTCAACCTCCCTGCCTCATGACGTTCAAGTCGTGACGTTGCCGGAGGAGGTTGTCGAGCAGGGCCGCGAGCAGATGGTCCGCGCCCTCGCTGATCTTCGTCTTCGTGAAAACCTCGACTGGTGGTTGCCGGAATCACACGGCGAGGTGGTGGAGCTTCCCTTTCCGGCGCATGCACTGAGGAGAGTCTGATGTCTGCGATTTCAACGAGCATCTGGAACGAGCGTAGCGACTTTGTGGACGAGCTTTACTCCGCTATGGGCAAGGCGTTTGGCGAGCTTCGCAACGCTCCGCGAACGTGCTTCTCCAATTGGGCCAAGAAGGACCGCGAGACGGGAAAGACGCTTCCCGACTACGCGGACCTCGCGACGGTGTTCGACACGGTCAGGGCCGTCTACGGGAAGAACGGCCTGTCTATCCGGCAGACGTTCCACCCGTTCAAGGATGACGGCGGCGTGATGCTCGTCACGACCATCGGCCATTCCAGCGGCCAGTTCGAGCGTTCCTATCTCCCGATGAAGGGCAACATTCCTCCGCAGGAACTAGCCAAGACGGCGACCTACCTCAAGCGGGTTGCCCTGTGTGCGGCCGTTGGTATCGCCGCCGATGACGACGACGACGGCGAGACGGCCAATCGCTCAATGGCGGTATCGGTTGCCAACGACGAGTCCCGCATCGAGCAGGCTCTCGTGGCGAAGGTGCGGGCAGCGAAGGATTCCGCTGGCAGGAAGTCAGAGGTTGCCCGTGCGAAGAAGGGCGCTGCGGAGGGGATGCTTCCGCCCTCTGCCGTCGAGCGGATCGAGAAGATCGCCGCCGACCTCGACTCGAAGGAAACCGCCAAGTCCGCAGAGCGTCAGCCCGTGTTGGCCTGACCATCCACAAACACAGGTTTGGGTGAACCTCAGCGTTGCGCCGGACAGCGTCCAAGCCATCCGGCATTTTTTCCCATGAACGAAAAACTGCTTGCATACGCTCGACTCATCAGCATCGCCGCTGCGACCAACAAGTTGGACGCGGAACACGCTATCGCATTTTGCGCTAACGCCGTGCCTCAGCTTCTCGCTGAGCTAGAGGTGCTGTCTCGGGTGAATCAGCGATTTGAGTCGGCGTTGCAGATCGTGGTTCCGCCGGAGCCCAAGCCTTGCGAAGCCACGATTTGCAGCGACCGATGGAGCGGCGCGGACCGTGAGCCGCTCGCCAAGCCAGCCAAGAAGGTTCGCAAGACACGCAAGAAGAAGGCGAGGTCGAAATGAACAGCGACTGCCCAGAGTGCATCGGTGCGGCTGAGGTGTCCCGGCAGGTGGATCGTGCCGAAAGGCGGCAGTTCCTGCGGGAGTACCAAGTGCAGGCTGTTGAGGACGTTTGCCGTGCTGCGAGGGACGGCGAGCGACGGATCACTGTCTGCCAGCCGGTGGGCACCGGCAAGACAGAGGTCGTCGCAGAACTGTGCCGTATCGCGAAGCACCCGCTGTTCATCATGCCGCTGATCGACCTCATGCGGCAGGGCCGTGACCGCCTTGAGCTTCGTCTTGGGGAGCGGTGCGACGTTGAGCATCAAGGGAGCAGGGCTGAGTGGCTTGAGGGTCTGCGGAGCCGCGTGATTGTCGGCTCGCGGGACAGCCTACTCTCCAACGACCGCTACAAGGCCCGTGCCTACGACCGCGTGTCGCTGGTCTGCGTGGACGAGTGCCATTACAAGATGACCGCTGCGATGGAGCGGATGCTCTGCCACTTCGAGTCGCTTGGTGCGACCGTCGTGGGCTTCTCTGCAACGCCGTACAAGGGCAAGGGCAAGGGGCTGCGGTACTTTCCTCGCCCGCAGTCGGTCTACACGTTGCGGCAGGCTCTGGATGACGCATGGCTGGTGCCGCCGAAGTGCTTCCTGAGCGAGTCCAAGAGCATCGACCTGACGATGGTTGACGAGGTGGCTGGGGATTGGGATCGGAAGCAACTGAGCGACATCCTGTCTGCCGAGCATTGCGCTCAGGAGGTAACGTCGCTCGTCCTCTCGACGTTCCGGCAAGAGCCGAGCGTCGTCTACGCTCACTCAATCCGTCAGGCCAAGCTGCTGGTGGAGGTGTTTTCGCGGTACGGTGTCGCCGCCAGCGTCGTCTACTCGAAGCAGCGGCCGGATGAGCGGAAGGCGAACATGGACGCCTTCATCAGCGGTGAGCGGAAGATCATCGTCAACGTCGGGATTCTTGGCTTCGGCTGGGACTTTCCAGAACTCCGAAACATCTATTCGGCAGCACCGACCAAGAGCCTTTCGAGGCTGGAGCAGCGAATCGGCAGAGGCACCCGTGCATTGGGCGGCACGCTGCACCCGGAGATGACCCGAGACGAGCGTCGTGCGGCCATCCTCGCAAGCGGCAAGCCGCACTTCTCCTACTACGACCTGACCGGAAACCTTCGCAACCAGCAACTGCTGACGGTGTTCGACGTTCTCGACGCCAAGCTGCGGAAGTCCCCGACTCGCCGTGAGCGGCTCGCTGCCGCCCTGTCGATGGACGGCTGCGATCCGATGGAGGCGATCCGAGAGGCCGACTCGGCAGAATTGGAGGCTCTGGAGCAGCAGGCTCAGGAGCTTCTGGAGAAGCGCAAGTCGCTGCTCGTCGGAGTCACGTTCGATCACGAGACTCGCGATCCCTTCGCCAAGCCTGAGGGCAAGAAGGAGCGGGGCTGGCGAATGATGTACGGCAAGTATCGGGGCCAGCCTCTGCGCTCGATCCCGGAGGGGTATCTGTCTTGGGTCATGGAGGCCCAGAAGAAGGATTCTCCGTTCAAGGCCGCTGTCCGCAGCGAGCTTGAGCGGCGGAAGCAGGGGCAAGATCGCCCCTAGACGGAGGCGTGAATGGAGTCACGAGATGGTCGGGTCATCTGCGAAATCGGAATCGCCGTCGCGGTCGAGAAGCTGCTGCGTGCAGGGTACGAAGTTGCCGTGCCGCTTGTGGACTACGGCTACGACTTGCTCGCGTTCTCAAACCGCAGGCATTGGCGAATCCAAGTCAAGGCTTCCTCTGCCCTCTCTGTCGCCAACCACAACCGCATCCGTCTTCGGCGCGGCAAGGGCGGGAAGGGAACGTACTGCCCCACAGAAGTCGATGCGTTCATCCTCGTCAACGTCCGCAGCGGCACCGTCGCCTGCATCCCTGTCGCCGCAACGAACGGAAGGAAGTGGATTGGCTGGCGGGCAGCGGAGCAATGGAGCGACCTGTCAATCATCCGAACAATCAAAACAAAGCGCTGTTGATTTTCTCGTAACGGTCAGCGCTCAAGAAGTGAAAACGGTCGAGCCTAAAGAACCCGCTCTGAACTTGATCGAGCGGTCCTGTGGTGTCAGCACGAAATCCGGGCAACGGGCAGGTATTCGATCCTGCTGCAAGCCAGACACGGCCCAAGCCGCTACGTCCCGGTGGTTTGCTGAGGTTGAGGCCAAATAAGGCTGACACCGCAACCCCAGTACGGGGTAGCTGATGCAGGCCAGTACGGCCTACTCAGCACGGAAGCGGTCTACACACACGGCGAGAAGTGAGATGGCTAAGGACTTGGTGCTGTTGAAGTACACGGGCTCGAACGGAGCGAAGCTCGCTGCCCTGTGCAGGCCGAAGGAGGGGCTGGCGGTCATGGAGAAAATCGTCGGCGGCGACCCGGACGCACCGCTGTGGCTGGAGCAGCCGACGGAGTCGGTCGTCGTTATAGCGACTGACGGGACGGTGAATGTGACAAGTGCTGAGGACTTGACGCTGCTGTCGTTTTGGTTCGCGACTGCGGCCAACTGGCTGAAAACACATGGAGGTTGAAGTGTCCGACTTTCTCAAGGGAGTAACGATCATGAGCGGATTTCTTGCGAGGGCGTTGAGCGGATTCCTGCTGGAGAACGAGGAAGTGCTGATGCACGCACGCATCGTCGCCGGGCTGGCGGCGTGCAAGGACAACTGGGTGGAGGAGGTCCGCGAGCATGGCGTGGCGACCGACGGGTTCTGCCACCCGACGGTGAAGTGGACGATTGAGTTCTCCACCGTCGAGGACGCCAAGAGCTTCTCGCGAGCCGTTTCCGCCATCGTGGAGGCAGTCCACAGGGAGGAGGAGTGAGCGATGGGCGAGAAGAACTATCGGCCTTCGCCGCGCAGATGCAGTTCTGCGCGGTCTGTTGGAGCCGCTCGCAGGCACTGCACATCCACCACCTCCAGCAGGGGGCCGGTCGCGTGCATGATCGGCGGGCGCTCCTGCGGCTCTGCGTGTGGTGCCACGACGGCCTGCACTTCGGAGGAAAAAACAACCTCTCGAAGGGGCAGTGCCTCACGGCCAAGCGTGAGTGCGACGACGCCAACTACGACCCGGAGTTTCTTGCGGCGCTGCGTCACAAGCGCCATCTCGGGTACGGCCCTGAGCCGCTTCCTGAGTACCTGCTGGAGTGGCGGCGAAAGAACGGAATCCCAACGGAGCTAGTTCGCATGGCAATCAACAGTCGGCAGAAGGGCAAGCGTGGAGAACTGGAGGCTGCGGCGGAATGGAACCGCCTCGTGCCGCGAGCGCACGCACGGCGCAGCCAGCAGCACTCTGGCACCGAGAGCGCAAGCGACCTCATCGCTCCGGGAACTCCGAACCTCTGGCTCGAGGTCAAGCGCGTGCAGGCGTTGAACCTGACAGCCGTGATGGAGAAGTCGAGAGAGCAGTGCGGCTCGTTGGTTCCTGTGGTGCTGCATCGCCGCAACGACTCTGAGTGGCTGGTCACGTTTCCGCTGGAGCAGATCGCAGCCTTTGTTTCGCAGGTCATGGACGCGCAGTGATGTCGGACAAACCATTCAGCCCGATTGAAGACGACGACGAGGAAGACTATGGCTCCCCGATACCAGACGACGACGGGTGGATCAGACTCCGCGCGCCCAGTGAGGGTGAGGCTGGAGTGGTTCGAGGTGAGCCGCGCAGCACTGGTCGGCGTAAGCCGAAACGTAGAAGCACTAAGAAAAGGGCTCGAAAACTCAAGACCCACAAACGACAGCGAGTGGCACGTTCACATTCTCGGCGCTCTCGGTGAGTGCGCCTTTGCGAAGGCCACCGGCAGGTACTGGTCTGGGAGCGTGAACACCTTCAAGAACGGAGGCGACGTTGGTGCGATCCAAGTGCGGACGCGGTCGAAGCCAGACTACGACCTGCTCGTGCGGGACGGCGATGCGGACGGCGACATCTTCGTCCTCGTGACGGGCGGTCCGAACGACTTCGTCGTGCATGGCTGGCTGCGAGGAAAGGACGCAAAGGCGGACAGGTATCGGAAAAACTACGGCGGATATGGCGAGGCGTACTTCGTTCCGAAGGCGGACCTTTCGCCAGTGACGCCGCTCATTTGTCAGGAGTACGAGGAATGAACAGCACGACAATGCAAACATTCACAGGAAAACTTATTGACCTGAGCGCGTTCAGCGAGGGCGACGTTCGACTCCCGGACATAGCCCACGCGCTATCGCTCGTGAATAGGTTCACTGGTCACACGACGCAGCCCTACTCGGTGGCGCAGCACAGCGTCCTCGTGTCGAAGCTGGTGTCGCACGAGGACGCCCTGTGGGGGCTGATGCACGACGCGAGCGAGGCATATCTGGGCGACGTTTCCCGGCCGCTCAAGGTGATGCTGCCGCAGTACGTCGAGCTAGAGCGGCACGTTCAGAAGGTGATCGCGAAGGTGTTCGGCCTGCGATGGCCGATTCCGCAGGCCGTGAAGGAGGCGGACAGCAGGGCGCTGATCTTCGAGAAGGATGCCCTCATGTCTGTGAAGCATGACTGGGGCATCGACGCAGAGCCAGTCGGCGGCTGTCTAACGCCGCGTTCGTGGAAGGATGCAAGAGAGTTGTTCGAGGCACGTTTTCTGGAGGTGACGCAGTGATAAAGGAAGTGAAGGGGAGTGCGGTCGAGTATTCGTCGGGTGCGGTCAGGTCGTCGGACGCGGAGTCTCTCCGCTACGACCTCATCACGCCAATAGGTCTGGCGGCGGTGGCTGCGGCGTGTGCGGAAGGGGCGAGGAAGTACGACGACTTCAACTGGGAGAAGGGTATGCCAGCGAACGACCTTATCAACCATGCCCTGCGGCACATCTTTCTTTTCCTGTCTGGCAATCGCGACGAGGACCATCTTGGTCACGCCGCGTGGAACGTCATGGGTGCGATTCACTCGCTGGAGGTCTGGCCGGAGTTGAACGAGGGCAAGCTGCGAACTGGGTATTGCGAGGCACCGGTCAAATGATTGCGCTCCCTGAGCCGGAATACGACGACCAGAACATTACGGAGTTCTGCGAAGACGGATGGCGGCGATTCTGCATCGAGGTCGTCATCCGCTCCTACGGCCACTGCCTTGACCTGTTCGAGGCACACCGCCGGGACGGGCACGACATCGTGTACCGCACCGGGAAGGGGGCCGCAGAGAGTCTGCGGAGACAGGTGGCCGCGTTCCGGTGGGTGTTTCATGGGAGCGGAGGAGAGTTCACGTTCTCTCAAGCCTGCCGGGATATAGGCATTTCGGAGTCTCTGGTGCGTCGGAAAATAGTGTCACGAGGCCGCCCTCGCAGGGACATAAATCTCCTAGTGAGGCACGTTTCAAGGCTCTCGGAGAGGCGACCAAATGGCTCAAACGGTAGGCGACAAAATCCGGCAGCTTGTGGAGTGGGCACCAGCATTGTCGCTTGTGTCGGAAATATCCGCCGCAAAAACGGCTCAAGAGCAAATCGACGGGGCGCTCAAACTCATGCGGTTCGTCGCCTCGAAAACTAACACTCACATTGACGACGACCTTCTGGAGCGGATTCAAGCCGTTCTGATGAGCCAGTCCGGGCGTGAGCTTGTGGACTACATCGTGAAGCTGGCGACAGCCGTCAGTCTGACAGAGGTGCCGGAATGACGGTTGCCATCATCGTCGTGGTTTCGCTCGCTGCTTCCGCCGCTGCGTTCGCGTATCCATACATCCCGTTCTCGAAGCCGTCCTCTGGAATTTCTTCGTCCAGCAGGTCTGTGTGGGTCAATCGCCTGTTTGCCCTCACGGCGGACGCGGACGCGGCTGGAGAGCAGGCGGTGGCGGTCGCTGCGAGGGCTCTCATCGACGCTCTCGTAAACCCAGCGAGGAAGGGCAGGTAGTCGTGAGGCTTGCAATCATTGCCGCAGGGCTCATCGCTGCCGCGTGTTCGGCGGCTATCGGCGTTGTCGGTCCAGCACTGCGCCCAGTAGTGCGCCCGGTGGTGGTTCCGTCCACGATACTGGCTGGAGTGAGTTCAGCGGATGCCAAGCTGCTGCGGGACTTCTACGCCGCAATGGCCGACATCGTGGTCCGCGATGGAAAGTCGCCAGACCCGGTGTGCAAGACAACTTTCGACCTGCGGGCACGCCACAAGTCGGCTCTCCAGATGGCGTTCGCCACCACCGGGATGGTTGGAAAGTATGCCGGGCTTGGCGACAGGCTGGACGCCTATCTCATCGACGCTGTCGGCAAGACCGACTCGCAACTGACGCCGTCGTCGCGAGATGCGGCGGCTAAAGCGTTTGCAGAAATCCGGTAGGGGGCGCAATGAGCGAGTTGTTTGCCTCTCCGGCAGAGATTGTAGACGCCTACGAGCATGGACTCGTGGGTGCCTACTGCGACCCGGAGGCAACCGAGCGGCTGCTGGCGTCCCTGCCGATGCCTTTGTTCGGAGACACTTTGTCTGGGGCAGGCGAGGGCAAGCTGTCGCTGCCGTTCAAGGCAGTGGTAGCGTTTGAGACTGCGGCTGGCAGGGTGCCGTATGACGAGGTTCAGACCACAGGCGACTGTGTGTCGATGGCGGTTCGTGGCGGCTCCGATCAAGCACGGGCGAACGACCCTGACATCCAGACCACAGAGGACTGGATCGACCGGACTGCTACCGAGCCGCTGTACGGGGCTCGAGGTCATGGGGGGCAGGGTGCTAGTTGCTCCGAGATCGTCGGCTGGGCTCACCGTACTGGCGGATTGATGCTTCGGAAGCGGTATCCCGAGCTTGGACTAGACCTGTCTTCGTACAAGGCCAGCATCGGGATCGGCTGGGGAAGTCGTGGAGTTCCCTCAAACGTCACGGCAGAAGCATCCAAGCACCGCGTCGGCACCATCTCTCTGGTCACCACATGGCAGCAGGCGAGGGACTGCATCGCCTCCGGGTATGGCCTCGTGTGCTGCTCTGGTGTTGGCTTCAACTCCACCCGCAACTCTGAGGGAATGTTGTTCCCGAAGGGGTCGTGGGCCCATGCGATGCAGTGGACGGCTGCGGATGACACCCGTAAGGGAGACTGCCGCTTCTGCGTACAAAATTCTTGGGGATTTTCTTGGGTTTCCGGCCCTCGCGTACACGACCAGCCAGAGGGATCGTTCTGGATTTCGCAGGCTGTCGCCACCCGAATGATCGAGGCTGGCGGAACCTACGCCGTGAGCAACGTCAACGGCTTCCCGAAGCGGGAACTCAAGGACTGGGGCGCAAAGGAGGTGCTTGGATGAGCATTTCCGCCGCTGTAGTCGCCGTCTGGCTGGCGTTCGCATCGCCGTCGCCAGCCCCGACTCCGCAGCCAGCGCCTGCTGGCAAGTGCTGCGATGCCTGCGAGGGAACAGGCATGGTCTGGTCTGGAGACAAGCTGCACAGGGGGCCGTGCAGTTGCCCCGCAACCTGTCCGTGCGCCAAGAACAGGCCGAAGATGACGATACCAGCACCGCCGTGCGCGAACGGAGCGTGCAAGCCATGAGCGAGGCGACGGTCAGCGCTTTGTGCGACTACGTCCGCAGTCACCTCCCCGTGCGGGCGCGCCTGCTTGGTCGCGAGCGCGTTGACGCGGTGACCTCGTCCGCCATAAAGCACTGGCCTGCGGAAGAAATGCTTGCGAATGGCGTGGATGCAGTGTCAGGCGACACCGCCAGCCGCGTTGTGGCTGCTGTGGCAGGAGAGTGTCGGTACGAAGGGCAGGGCAGGCACGGTTCTGTGCTGTTGTCGATGCTCCTCATGTCGCTGATTTCCGCCGTCGTGCAGCTTTTGCTCAAGTGGTGGCTGGAGCGGCCAGCTAACCGCGTGAAGATGACGGCATGGCAGCGGGAGGCGAAAGGATACTCGTGAGTAGCGTGGAAGTTTACGAGACTGCATTGCGGATGCTCGAACGCTACGGCTTCGGGCTTGTGCTGGCGACGGCAATCCTGTGGTTTGTTCGCACCGACGTAGTGCTGCCTATGGTGTCGGCCCACCAGCAGTTCCTGCAAGAAATGGCCCTTACCCAGCGCGACATAACCAACGCCGTCAGGGAGCAGACCAAGCTCCTTTACGCCATGCGAATCACCATCCCCAGCGAACCGCAACCCTGACCGCCGTATCACAGAGCAGGACTTGAATCATGCCGATGTCGCCACGACTGCTGCGCCCACTTGTGAGGGCCATAGCTGTGCTTGGCGGCTTTCTAGCCACGCTCGCGGGCTTTCGCTTAGTGACTATTTCGGGCGACCCTATAAGGACTATCCAAGATGGCTGACAAAACCATTACACAACTGCCTGCGGCCTCGTCTGCGAACGCCAACGCCGTAGTGGCGGCGGACAACGCGGCGGGAACGCTCACCGAGAAGGTGACGCTTGGGCAGATCGCGGCGCTCGCGTCGTCTGCGGGCTACGATCAGTCTCTCAACACCACCGACAACGTGACCTTCAACGCTCTCACGCTTGCCGGTGAGGCTGTGGTGGTAAGCGGAATCACCAATGAGGGCGACGGGTACATCGCTGGCATCATGGGATGGGGCGACCCATCTGGAACGCAGTGGTCCGACCTCAACGGAACCTACCTTCGGACGGCGGTTGCGGTTCGCCCAGCGGCCTTTAGCAACGGCCAACAGGGGATGCACACACCAGAGCCGGGTACGTTCAACTACTACCTCGCCAACCCGGTGTCGATGGGTTATCCGAATCCCGGCTGGAACGGCATCGCTTATTTCCTCGCGCCGGGAAACCGCAGCGGGTGGGGGGCAGACCCTGACAACGACGCCACGACAGACCCGCCGGTCAATTACTGGCGTCTCGTAGTCGGAGCCGACTGGCCGTATACATACTTCACGAACCCCTCTACTGACGCCACCACATTCCCGCTGTCTGGCTGGGTGCCGGTTAGCGCGGAAGCCCCAACCCCGAACGAAGGGGCTGGCGGCAACGGAGCGGACTACTTGCCGAACTACGACGGCGGTTTCACCGTTGCCGATGCAGGCGGCAGCGGGCTTACGTTCGTCAATGGAACGCAAGTCACCGTAGGCACGTTCGACATCGGGCTGTACGGAAACGGCGGCGTCTCGCTCGTCTGCGCCGTCGGCTACCAGTTGAACTGGCAGGCCAGTCATCTGCGAAATGTCTTCATCAACGACACGACCGGAACTCCGCTGCCGATCTACTGCGACTCGCCCATTGAGTTTCCGGGCGAGGGAACGGACAACGTAGAGATCAACGCGGACGGCATCAAGTTCGCGGACGGGACGACTCTGACTACGGCAGACGATCCCCGCTGGGATTCGTTCCTCCCCAATCCGCCAACCGGCGTGGCGGGAGAAGTTAGCGGGAACAACATCCTCTTGTCGTGGTCTGCACCGGCCGGAGGTTCAGTTCCGCCGATAACGGACTACACAATCCAGTACTCTGACGACGATGGAGCAACGTGGACTACGTTCGCGGACATCGTGAGCGACACAACGTCCGCCACCATTACCGGCCTAACCAGCGGCAACGAGTACAAGTTTAGGGTTAGGGCCGTCAACGCCATTGGGCTTGGGGCGTTGAGCGCGGTAAGCGACGGCGTGACGCTTGCGTCTCCGGGAGTGACGCTCCTCCTGCACTTTGACGGTGCGGACGAGGGGGCCGTGTTCACCAATTCGGCTTACACGCCGCTGACCATCACGCCGTATGACGCGATGACCAGCACAGACCAGAGCAAGTTCGGAGGGGCCAGTGGTTACTTTGATGACGCGCGCTTGACTGTAGTTGACGACGATGGCTCGCCGGTTGAAGCCCTCTCATTTGGGACCGGCCAATTCACGGTGGACTTCTGGGTGCATGTGACTGGCGGTTCGACATACAAGAACCTTCTTGAGTTTGGAACCTACGGCGATTACCCGGCTACCCGCTTTGCCCTGACGATCTATCCCAACGAGCAGCTACAGGTAGAAAATTTCGCCGCTCTCCTGCAAGACCCAACAGCGTTCCCGACGGACGAGTGGGTCCACGTTGCGGTCACACGAGATTCCGCCAGCATGATGCGGCTGTTCATCAACGGAGTAGTGGTGGACTCCGACACCGTGACGCAGGAGTTCACCGCGAACATCGCGAGCATTGGCAAGCAGTGGAGTGGCGAGTCCTTCACCGGCTGGATGGACGAACTGCGGGTTGTCAAAGGCGAGTGCCTCTACACGGCGAACTTCACCCCGCCGACACAGCCGTACGCGGACCCGGTTGCGCCGGGCATGGAGTTGCTCCTCCACATGGATGGAGCGAACGAAAGCACGACGTTTACGGATTCGTCTGCCAATGCGTTGACGGTGACACCCGTCGGTGAGGCAGCCATCAGCACGACGCAGAGCAAGTTCGGCGGGGCGAGTGCTTATTTCGGTGGCGGAGATCACTTAGCGATCCCTTACGACCCCTCGCTTTCCTTTGGAAACGAGGACTTTACAATCGAATGGAATATGTACTGGGTGAGCGGCTCTGCGGTCTTCTCGTGGTCTAATGACTACAGGATTGGAATGGTGGGCGACTACGGGAACAGTGCTGGGGACAAACTTTGCCTCCTTGTGTCTACCAACGGCTCTAGCTGGGACGTATTCACTGTCGATGTGGGCGATGGGCAAGACGGCACTACCTCGTTCGCCGCTCCAAAAAACCAGTGGTGCCACGTTGCCATTACGCGCAATGGAACCGCGTGGCGGATATTCATAGATGGCGTTGAAGCGTTCAACAAAACCGCGTCTGCCAGCATAGCGGGCTCGCAGGGGTTGAATTTCCACGTTGGTGGATACTGGGGTGGCCTGACCGCAGCCTTAGATTTCGTCGGCTACATCGACGAATTCCGTATCCTCAAAGGCTACGCCGCTTACACCGCGAACTTCACGCCACCGACGCAGCCGCACTCCAACCCGCCGCCGCCACCCGCGTTGCTCCTCCACATGGATGGGGCGAATGAAAGCACGACGTTCACGGATTCGTCAGCCAATGCGTTGACGGTTACGGCAGTCGGTGGCGCAGAGGTCAGCACGGCGCAAAGCAAGTTCGGCGGGGCAAGCTGCTTTACTCCCGGCGCGTCTTCCGGATCGTCGCTTTCCGTAGACGGCGACTTGGCGTTTGGGACAGGCGACTTCACTGTGGAGGCGTGGTTGCGGATGACTGGCGGTGGTGATTATCCAGCGATTCTGGAGATAGGCGACCACACCGCCGCAGCGGGAATCATTTTTCTTGCCAATGCTGGAGGGGCGGTTTATTCAGGGAGCTTCGTTGGCACCGGGTTGTCTGTTCCGCTCAACCAGTGGGTTCACGTTGCATGGGTGCGGGAGGGCGGCGTGCTGACAGCGTTTGTCAACGGAATCGCGAATGGCTCAGCGTCGCTCCCGAACAATTTTTCGGACTCCACGACCGTAACTATCGGGAACCGGCACAATGCGTCAGGTCTGGCGTTTTGGGATTACACGGGCTACATCGACGAACTTCGCATCATCAAGGGTTACGCCGCTTACACGACGAACTTCACCCCGCCGACTGCGCCTTTCTAAGGCTTCCTAGATCGCCCGGCGCGTGGTCGCATGGGTGGATGCTGACGGACGACCAACGTAGCGTAGTGGAACAGGCTGTAGCCATTGTGCCGAAGGTGATTTCGGCCTTTCGGCTCCGGTATCCGACGCTTCGCAAGCAACTGGACGCGATAGACTCCACCAGCGTGGCGTATCTGGCGCTGTGCCGTGCGGCGAGAACGTACAACCCGGAGAAATCTCGGATTACGACGTACTTCTCGGTAGCGGTCCGCAACGCATTGCTCCGGGAGGTAGACCGCAATAGGGCGATGCGGTACGGGTCAGCGGCACGCATACCGATGGAGCTTGCGGAGTATCTCGCGGCCTCCAAAAGCCAGTCCTCCGGCAAGCTGCACTGTGCGATAGCTCGCCTGCCCCCGAAGTCGCGGCGACTGATCCAGTTGCGGTTCTACAAGGGCCAGTCGTTACGCGAAATCGGGGAGCAGGTCGGCTGCGACCAGAGGACTATCAGACGGCGGCTGGAGATCGCCCTTTCGGTGCTACGAACGATTTTGGAAAGTGACGTTCAGCCGCTATGAGCGCCCGCGTGATGCTGTTGATGTTCCACTTCTTGCCGTTGGGCCTCCTGCGGCCAACCATGTGAAGCGTTAGACGTTCGAGCGAGGCACCGGCCCGCCGCATGGCGACGAGTTCCCCCACCTGCTCACGCTCCGACTGGTCTGGCAGGTAGTAGGAATCCTCCTTGAGGCCAACCTTCCGCCAGCCGATTGGGGCGTGTCGCCCAGTCGGCTTGCCGCTCTTGCGTTTTGCCAGCAGCCCGTCACGGGTCCGCTGCCGGATGAACTCCAGTTCGAGTTCAGCGAATGCCGTGAGGATCGTGAACACGCAGCGTCCGATTGGCGTGCTTGTGTCGAGCCCCAAGTCCAGCGAGTTGAAGGAAACGTCCTTGTGCGTCAGCAGCAGCATCGTCTGCGAGGCGTCCAGCACAGAGCGGAACGCACGGTCCAGCTTGGCCCAGACGATCTTGTCTCCGGGCTGAACGAGTGCCCACAGCTTTCGGCCCTCGTCACGCTCGAACATCGGCTTGCTGCCGCTGGTGGCTGAGTCGTAGAGCCAGCCACCGTAGGTGTAGCCGTCAGGCACCAGCGAGCGGGTGACGTACTCCTCGCAGGCGGCCCGCTGGTGAGCCTCCGTGAGCGTCTGGCTGCTGGTGCTGGCCCGGCCGTAGCAATATACAACAGGCATGGGATCACCTCCTTCGGTCGGTGCGTGTGAAGTAGAACGTCTCGTGCATGGGGTGCGTGGCGAACCAGTAAATGAAAATCAGAATCGACCAGTGCAGTGGCGAGATGTAGCACTCCGTTCCCGGAATGGACATTGTCCACGCCATAAAACAAAAGACTGCGATGCGAATGAACCATGTGAACATGATGGAATCTCCTTACATGGGGCCGGGAATGTAGACGGTCGAAAGAACCCACTCCTTTATTCCCGCTATGGCGTCTCGGGCGCAGGGCCAGCGGATGTGTAGGTTCTTGCCGTCCGCCTCGAACGCCGCGAACTGCGAGTGCTTGAGGCCGTAGTCGCCGTCAACGCCGAAGTGCCTGCGAGACTCCAAGCTGTGCGGACAGGTCACTATCAGCAGCCTGCGGCCAATCGAGTGGGCCGTCGGCGGCGTGCAGACATGCGCGTACATCCCCGCTTGGGTGGGGGGGAAGTTTCGCCAACCCGTCTTGGCTCCCTGCTCTCGCGTGAGCAACTGCATCTCGCATGGCAGGCCGCTGCCCAGTTCCCTGCGAAGGTTCGAGTGGAACGCACGGCTTCGGGCTGCGAACGTCGGCAGCGATGTCCGCCAGCTTTCAAGCCACTTTACGCACGACGGGACAATGCAGGTCGGTTGAAGGCGAGAGCAGTTGTGAGGACCGACTGGCGTCAAGACTGATGGGAGCGCAGCCTGTACCTCCTCTCCATCGCTGACTCGCACGAGCGTAGCAGCGTATCGCAGCGATGAGCGGCTCGTCAGCGTCAGCGGAGTGAGGCGACTCACATACGCACGGTAGGCTTGCCTGTACTTGGGCTGTTTGCGGATTTCCTCAGGGCATCCCAACACGGCGTACACAGTTTCGCCACCATGCACGCGGTATACGCGGGCGATGTCGAACTGAGCTTTGTCTGTGCTGTACTTGATGCGGATGAGGTTGCCGCCAGACGCCAGTGCGGTCACCCATGCGCTGCCGCGCAGGCGGGTGATGCACAAGTACCCATCTGTCTCACCTCGCCTGCACAGAATCTTGTCCAGTTGATCGAACGTGTAGACCTTCTTCTCTGTCTTAGGCATTGCCTCCTCCTTGCAGTGCTACGGTGCGGCACCATGACGGGATGCGTTGGTGCCATGAACTGCCGACCGATCCTGTGTAGGCCACGACGACGCGGGCGTGCGGCTTCTTGTCGGGCCAGCCGGTTTCCGCATCAGTGATGAGGATGATGGAGTCGGGCTTGTCAGTCCGGTCCACCTCCTCGATGGCACGGGCCATGTTCGTGCCGCCGCCGCCGCACCAGTCGAACGTCTTGGTCGTGGCGACCGAAGCGTGCGACCGAACGCGGGTGTCGGCGCAGAACACCTTGACCCTAGATAGCTTGCGGATTCCCTGACCGACGACAGCCAGTGCGCGGGCCATTGTGTCCTTGTTCATCATCGACCCGGAGGTATCCACGATCACGACGGCGTGCGGCTGCACGGTTATGCGGCCGTGCAGGAGCGGATCGTTGTCGCCCGGCGGCTGCTTGCGGGACCGGCGACGGTGGGAGAAGTCCCTGCCGCCGACCGGCGAGGCCACGCTGCTGCACACCGCCGACCGCAACTGGTCGAACGGGTCTGGCTGCGGTCGCAGCTTGCAGTTGAGTGCCTGCTTGATGCCGCCCGGGACAGAGCCTATGCCGTGCTGCTGCTCGTACTCAGCGATAGACTCCTCAGCCTTCGCTGCGGCCATGTCGTTGCCCCATGTCTCCCACGAGCCGTCGTCGGCTATCTCGTAGGGGCGGGGCTGGCCGTCCGCACACGAGCCGCCAGTTCCCGGAGCGCCCGGTTGTGGCGATGCCTCGCCCTTCCCAGACGCAGGCGATCCCGCTCCGCTTGGAGGCGTATCTTGCGAGCCATCATCCTGCTCGCCCTCGCCCTGTCCGCCGGGCTGGCCGTCATCGGTGTCGTCAGTGCCATCGCCGTCGCCTTCGTCGCTTCCATTGCTGCTCTCCTGCTGTTGCGGTGTCGAATCCGGTTGCTGCTGCGGCCTGCCCTTGAGCTTCTCAAGGATGAGGCGGTAATACTCCTGCATCGACTTGTTCTCGGGGAAGTCGAGCTTGATGCCCCATGAGGCGATCTCGCACCCCAAGTAGACTGCGCCTGCCGGTCGCAGGTGTCGCATCATGTGGAGCGTCTGCTCGATCACGAGGTCGCCAGCCACGTTGCAGACGTACTTGTTGAACTCGTCCGGGTGTTCGCCAATGATCTCCCGCGACCGGGAGTGGTGGTTGTAGACAAGGTGCAGTGCCTCGTGTGCCACGAGGTAAGCCGCCTGCTCCTTGCCGATTTCAGCGACGAACTTCGGGCACCAGTAGAGGTTCCCTGCTTCGTCCACTGCCGCCGTGCCGATGCCCGGAGTCTCCTGCTCTCGCAGGCTGTAGATGTAGGACGCAAGGTACGGGACATACTCGAATGTATGCACCCGTGCTTGGCCCAGTAGCTGTCGTGGCGTCATGTGTTCCTCCCAGTTCTGTGAATCTCCTCAATCAAGTCTCGAATCAGTTCCGCCATGTCCTTCAATGTGGCGTAGATGTTGGCGAGATTTGTTTGCATGGCCTCCACCGAAGCCATAAGCAATTCGTGATCGGTCGGCCTGTTCATGTCAGAACGGCGATGTGCCGCCCTCCGTAGGTGCCTGTGGAATGTCTGCCCAGTACCTCACGCGAGGTATCGTGGCGTCCGCCAGCGTGGGATAGTCGAACCAGAACCGGGCTCCGTCCCAGTAGCCGATCTCGATGTATCCATCGTCCTGTGCGACGAGTACCCGCCGCTGACTGTCTGGCACGGTGTATGGCTGGTCCGGCAGTCCGTAGTCATGCCAGTTCATTTGGCTGCACATCACTCGCTCCTCCCTTCTGCTTTTTTGATTGCCGCTATGGCACGGTCAATCGCTGCCGTCACCGAGTTGTCGGACTCGTCGTCTGGATGCGCCTCCTCGTACAAGTCCAGCAGTTCGGACTTGGCCTGCCGCAACGCAGCCAGCAACTCAGGGGCAGCCGCTAACAGATGACCGTCCGCCTCCCAGTCCTCACTTGCCTGCTGCAACTCCGCAATCACGCAATCCTCGCGAGGCAGAGAGTGGCTGTAGATGCAGCCAGTGCCGTCATATCCCCACTCGCCGGGTGTGTGTGTCATGTGTGTCTCCTTGTGTGTGTGGATCACGACTGAACCAACGCCATCAGCTTGGCGAGGATGTCCTTCGGCGGGGTCCAGCCGTCAGGCCGCACGCCGCCGTCCTTGACGGGACGCCAGAAGGACTTGAACTGCATGAGAAACGACTCGATCTCCTGCTCCCCGACAGTCGCGAACACCTTCGCCGCATTGACCCAGCGGTCAGGGCTGGTGTTGTCACGCAGCCCCTTGACCAAGCCCGTGAGCAGGCAGATGTTCGCGTCGGGACGCTTGACGTACTGGTACTGCTCGTCGCCAGACAGGAACGACTCCGGGTTGGCGAGGTCGAGGTTCCGCCAGTAGCGGAGGAACTCACCGCCAACCGCCTCGCCCACGTTGCCAAGAGCCAGAGCCTTGTACATGGGATGCTCGCGGTCGTAGTCGCAGGCGGCTGCGGCAGCGAAGCACTTGACGAGGTACGTCCATGTGCGGCAGTTCGGGAACGACATCGTCTCATCGTCAGTCGGCAGCTTCTCACGGCAGTCGGGTGCCGCCCGGAGGAAAGCCTCAGCGAGCGAGCCGAACTGCGGCAGGAAGTCCCGCCAGTGCGAAGGGACAATCGGGAACTCCGGTGCCGTCCACTCGCAACCTGCACGCAGGCCGGAGAACCAGTGGTCGTAGTCCACGACCCACTCGTGGTGGAAGAACCGGGCCCGCATCGCAGGGGCCAGAGGCACCGCATTGGGGCACAGTTCCGGCGGGTTGCAGGCACCGACGACCATAGTGGATTCGGGCATGACGTAGTCGCCAACCCGACGCTCCGAGATGACCGACAGCAGGCCAGCCTGCGTTGCAGACGGCACGTTCGTCACCTCGTCCACGAGGACCAGAGCCTTGCCGTCCATCGTCTTCTTGACCCACGAGGTCGGCATCATGTTCACGATGCCTTCCTTGTGGTTCGGGGTGGGATAGCCCGAGAAGTCTTCGGGCAGGTGCGTTGCACCCAGCAGCGGGACGAACGTCCGCTCCAGTGCGGCGGCAAGAGCCTCCCACGTTGAGGACTTGCCGACGCCAGTGCCGCCACGCACGAGCGTAGGGGCAACCTGCGAGGCGAGGAACGCGGGGCTATTGCCAAGATTGGTACGGGCCATGATGGATGAACTCCTCTAGGTAAATGGAAAGGGGAGGGGCAGAACGGTTCCGCCCCTCCCCCTAAGAACAAGACTCCGCAGCGGCGATTAGGCCGGGATTTCCGGGCCGACGAAGAACTGGAACCGGAGCGTGTCACGCAGCCGGTTGAACACCTTGTCCGCCACCCTGTCGGACAGTAGGTCGATGTCCGCAGCCGTCGTCACCGTCCTCGCGGCGGCTGGCTGTCGCTGCTTTCTGTACACCGTGCGGCGGCGGTTTGCCCGTCGGCGGGTTCTTGTCTCCGGCGACAGGCGGAACCCTCCACGCAGCGGCGGCAGGGAGATGCCGTGCTTGCGACACTGATCGACCCGGTGCCACAGGCTAGTCTGGCGTATGCCGATTAGGTCCGCCAGCTCCTTCGTTGAGAGGTTGGCGGCGACGGCGTCATTGTACTCCTTCACGAACTCAGTCACATTGATACGCATAGCACGCATGGTTGAATTCCTTTTCTACTGGGTTGTGAGTTGCGTCAGACAGAGGCAGCGAGCAAGCGGTTGACGGTCACTGCCTGCTTGCACTGCTCGATTGCATCGGTCAGTTCCGGCATGGCGATGCCGGTAAGGGACTGGTACTGCTCCACGAGGGCGAGCAGTCGGTTGGCACGGGACAGGCGGACACTGATAGAGCGGTCGTTCATGCCGCCGCTGGCCTCCAGCACATCCTGCATGATCTGATTGACGCCCTCGTTCACTGCGTCTCGCACCTTCTGGAGAACGTGAGCGACAGTGTCCGGGTTGGCATCAATAGGGAACGTGGTGAGCGTGAACTTCGGGCCACGCCCGTCCTGCCGCAAGCCAGCGGCAAGCGTGCGGTACTTGTCGAGATGCTCGTCGGCAAGGAACCACACGCCGCCGTCGTCCTTGAGCAGCACGCCCTTCCACGAGGAAAGAATCTTGACAGCAACCTGCGACACGACAGGAGACGGCAGGTAGTCCCGCATCGTGACCACCGCACTGGACAGGGCCGATTCCAGAGTCCCCGAGTGGGCGTCGTGGTTGTGGGCCAGCACTGTCACGTTCCACTGCCGGTCGATGCTGGCAGAGAACAGGTGGTGGTAGGTGTTGCGGTCGCTGCCGGGAACGACACGCACGCACTCGAAGGCATCGCCGTCGATGTGCCTCGCGACGATGGGCTGCTTGCGCCGCTTGCCGTAGAGCGTGGCTCCGACTGCCCGCATCGCCAGACTGAGTGTCGTGGTGGTGGCAGGCTGCTTCGGAACGTACTTGCCACAGCCTACGGCTTCGGCTGCGGCGAACACCGTGTCACGCAGTGCGGATGCGGCGTTGAGGATGCAGACGCCGCCGGAGCGTGCGCCGATGGAGATGCTGTCAGTCATGGGAAGCCTCCTTAGTGAGTGATGAGAGCCTTGTCCAAGTTCGAGAGTCTGCGTTGCAGCACGGCGAGTTCTGCCGCCTGCGAGTCATTGCCGTACTCAGCCTCCTCCTCGATTGACTCCGCAAGGGAGCGGATGATGAGTTCGATCTCGCGTGGATCGAGGAGAAGCGTGACCGTCGGAATCGTTTTGCGAGGCATAGTATACATCGGTTCACCTATAGCGCAATGGGTTTCTTGCTGTGACGACGACTTGTTCGAACGGCAGGTGCGTCACGTTGCCTGCTGGTCGAGAGGTAGTTCTTCCAGTCGAACGACAGGGCCCTCATGCCCCTGTTGCGTGCGACCCCCAGCTTCGCCAGCCTCCGGGTGATGGCCGAGCAGTAAGCACGGCTGGCCCACCCGAAGTGCTTGGCGATCTCGTCGTAGGATGGCTGGTAGCCGTTGGCCTCAGTGCTTCGGGCTATGAACTCCAGCATCTCCCGCTGTCGTGGCGATAGGTCGGGCATGTGATTCCTCCTTGTTGAGTGCCATATTGAGTTGCTGCTCAAGCCGACGCCGGTCAGCCCATGACTCCCGGAGTTCCTCCTCCAGCATCAGCGCGTGCTGCTCTGCCTCAATCACCGAGCGAATGAGGTCGGGCTTGGGATACCCGCGTAATTGCAGCACCTCGTACACGCGGTCGCAGTGGTCGAGGCAGAGCGTGTAGAGGTTCTTCTTCGTGGCGAGTATGTCCACGCCATGCTGCTTGAAATACTGCACGATGTCGTCAAGAGGACGAGCCATCTGGGTTTCCCTTTAGTCGAGGTTGGCCCACGCCGCCAGTGCTTTCATGAACACCAGCGACATGAGCAGGAACAGTTCGATCTCCGTGTGTGTCCATCCGTGTGTCATTGCGTTGCCCTCCCTTGCAACTAAGACTCCGCAGCGGTCAGACTGCGGCTAGGGTGCCGTCCTCCACGAGAGAGCCGAGCGGCTCAGGCTCGCGGGTCACTGCCTCTGCGATGGCGTCACCGTCCATGAGTTCCGGCGGCGGCGCAGGCTGCTTCTCCCCATTTCCAGACTCCGCAGCGGGGCGGGCCGGGAAAACGTACTTGTGGCTGTCGTCGTCCACTGCCAGCGGCATGATGGCGAAGCGGGCAACGTGCTGCCCGTCCTCGCTGACAGTGGTTGCGAACACGCACGACTGCTGATCCTTGACGAACAGCGTCAGCCCTTTGCCTTTGTGCTGGTCGTCGTTCATGGCGTGCGACAGATCGCACAGCCTTCCGAGAAGGGCAGCGTCCAGACTGACGGAGACGTACCCGGCCGGGTCGTCATGGATGCTCATGACTGTCTCGTACTTGGGGAACCTGCCCTCCACTGCCTCGACTTTCGTGGCAATCTTGTCCGTCCCGACAGTGGCTCGCAGCGTCGAGCCGTCGAACCACACGCCCTTCGGGTGCAGGAAAGCCTTCGCTGGCAGCGACGACAGTTGCCGTGCGTCGGCAACCATGTCCATTGCCGCCGGGTCGTCGTCCTTCCAGTGGACAGTGGCAAGGATGCGGCCGTCAGTTGCCGTGAGCTTGGCGGTCTTGCCGTCGCTCTCGCACTTGACGCCGCCGAGTGCGAACCGTGCCGACTCCCTATCGCACACTGCCGCCAACCGTTTGATGAACGCAGGAATTCTCATGTGAATCTCCGGGTAAAGGTTTCAGCCGAACACTTCCACGATGCTCTCAATCGCGTCCCAGTCCTCGTTCGCCTCGTCAGTGCGATTGAAGAACACAAGGAACACTGCCTTCACCGTCTCCCACTCTGGGGTGTTCGGCTCGATGTCGGCGTCGATCAGTTCCTTTGCGATCTCCGCACGGCTGGCGTTCCAGTTCCAGTCTGTGACGCGATTGTTTGCCCATGTGCGGGCCTCAGGCACGGTCATGTGAACCTCCAGAAAAAGAGAAAGGCCGATGGCACCATGCCACCGGCCGCTACCAACCAGACTCCGCAGCGAGGATCAGTACACTCGCCAGCAGTAGTCGCGGATGTACGCCATCAGGTCTTCCCGCTCGCTGATCGGGCAGGATTCGATGGCCTTGATGACTGCATCGCAGGCGGCGGTGAGTCTGCTTGCTGCGGAACGCACGCCCTTCATGCCGCTGAACAGTTCCCATCCTGCCGACCCCTGAGGGGCAGTGGGTCGCAGGCCGTGCGCTGCACGGTGCATGCGCACTTGGAACTGTCCGTCAGGCTCCGTGTCGCACGCCCCGAACTCACGACGTTCCCGCTGCACACGCTCAAACTCGCGGACCGCCTGCCGCACGGCATCAACATGACTGATCGTGGTACTCATGCCTTATCTCCTGTGATGTACGCCGTGTCGCCAGCGATGCGGACGAGTCCTCTGCCAGCGATCACGACATGGGGCTGTGTCCTTCGCTCCCGGCTACACACCGGGACCGAACACACGATCTTGCGAACCAAGATGCAGGCGTCCCTGTGATGAACCGTCATCACCGGATGGCCCGCCGCCCGCGATGCGGGCTTGTTGTAGTGGAACCAGAACGCGCTCATGCTTGCTCCCTCAGTAAGCGTCGTGCAGTGCTTCGAGGCCACACGCCCCGAAAATCTTGAGGACTTCCTCGATTGCCGACTCCGACATTCCGTAAGAGCGGAGGTCGTCAATGCGAATCTTGGTGTAGTGGTCCGTCTCGTCCTCCTCCTCCTCTCCGTAGTACCCGGCAGACAGTCCGACCGCCTCAGCCTCACGCCGCCACAACGTCTCCTCCTCGTCGTCGTAACGCGCAGTCGGCGCGTCTGAGCGGATGGATGCGTCGAATCCCATGCTGCCCTTTTCCGATGTCGCCGCCCGGCTGGAACTCCGCGTTGCATACCCCTCGTATGAGTCGTTGCTGTACCAGTGGCCGTCACGCTCCCACTCTCCTTCGTCCGCGTTCCAGATGTGGTAGTCTCCGTCCGCCCGCAAGAACACGAACTTGCTGCTTTCGTGGGCCAGTTCCTGCGAGAAGACAACGTCTGGCCGACTGTAGAAGTCGGGGTCGCGTTCGTGCATGGGCTTGAGAACCAGTTCGTTGAAGTGCCAAGTGTCGGACATGGCAGCTTCGCTGCACTTGATACGGATGACTCCGTTGTGGATGACTGCGAGCGCGTCAGACACCATGAATGGATGGCAGTTCGACTCGTCCTTTCTGCCGTGCGTGGCCCATCGGAAGTGGATGATGGCCTGCTTGTCGGCATACGGCTCGAAAGATTCGCGGAACTCTGCGAAGTTCCCGATGCCACATCGCGTGACGATCTGTCCGTCAACGACTGCGGCGAATCCCCACGAGTCGTTGTTCTGTAGGTGGCCGTTCTCGTAGGCGGTCCAGTCGGCGGCTGTGTCGGCGGGCTTGTAGATTGCAAGGCACATGCGAGTGTCTCCTGTGTGGGTGGTGGTTGGCGGCAGACTGTCAGGCACCGCCGTCGTTCGATGGGGTGCGGATGAAAGCGAACTTGGTGCTGCGTTGCTTCGGGATTGCGTTGGCCGTCAACCCCGTGCTGGAGCGGTAGTTCTGGCTCATTGACGGATGGGCCAGAAAGAACTGGTGCAGGTACGGATACTCTGCGTGGTGCTGTGCAACCCATCGTCGGTACTGCAAGTAGTGCAGCGGATGGCTGCTGCACTCCGGCTCTGTGTCCATGCCGTGCTTCGCTTGTTCGCAGTACCGCGTGAGCGACACGGCGAACTCGTAGTTCTTGAGGATCGCACGGGTCACGAGGTTCGCTTTGAACATGCGGAACTCAACCGTGTAATCGGTCACGTTGATGACCTCGTACCTGTCCCCGTTGGGTTCCTCCAGCATGGCGTGGACCAGCTTTTTCTCTGCGAATCCGTTGAACTCTGCCGGGCGGCAGGCCACTCGCTCCACGAACCTCTGGTTGGCTTCCGCATTTGCGAACACGAGCAGCTTGCCGAGAGTCAGCGGGCCGATGGCTGCACGAGACAGGTGGATGTGATGCCCCACCTCGTTGCCCATGTTCCACGCCGAGCAGTTGCCGTTGCCGACGATCTTGAAGGACTCGAAGATGCCGTAGGTCTGTGCCCGTGTGAGCGGCACTGTCACGGCCTCGAAGCCTCCGTCTTGAACGTCGAGCGATCCGTCGTGCTTGGCAATCGCACAGCGTTTTGTCACAGTCTGTGGGTTGAGGTTCCTGTACGGCGTGTCAAGCTGGCGAAGGACTGCCAGAACGTCGTCATAGTCCTCGTTGTCCGAATACATCTCGATCTCGTGGCCTGCGTACAGCGTCCTGTCCGCTGTCCATCCGCCGCCCGCCAGTCGCATCGGTGAATAGGCCCAGCCGTGAACCTCTGTGGCCTTCGCGTTGTAGGCGTGCAGCTTTTCATCGAACGTCTCGTCGTCCTCCGGCTCCGGCTCCGGCTCCGGGTTGCAGTGTTGGCAGTCGGAGTCGTCGCAGTCGCCGTTGTCGCATCGGTCGTTGCCGTCGATGTCGTACCCATCCGGGTCGTAAGTGCTGCCCGTGTCTCTGTGGCGGCCGAGTGCGTCCCATCCGTTCTCGTCGTACTGTTCCTCAGTTGGCATCGCTCGTACCTCAGTGGTGAAAAAGAAAAGGCCGCCCCACGTTGGGACGGCCTCGCAAAAACCAGACTCCGCAGCGGCTATCCGCCGCGACGATCAGTCGTCTTCATCCGTGACTGCCTCCACGATCCGGCACCTGCCGGGCAGTTCGTCCAGCGGGATGCGTTCCCGCCGACTCGTGGAATAGAAGCCTTGAAACTCGAACCTCTTGGCCCACTCCCGCAGTGCAGACTCCGCAGCGGCACGGCTTGGGTATGTGTCCTCGTGATGGATTGAGATTCCATCGGGCGACAGAACGTCGAACCTCATGCGTCAGCCTCCCCGTCCAAATCGTTCAGCGATGGGAACACAAGGAAGGGTTCGGCCTTCCCGTCGCGTGCCGCATCGAGCAGGTCTGCCAGTTGCCGCAGCGTTGCGGCACAGTCGGCGGCTACGTCCTGCCACGATGACTGTGACGGCCTCATCTCGTCGCCCGATAGGACGGCGAAGTGTGACCGCAGCATCCGCAGGCCGTACCGCATCGCGTCGTAGCTGGCCTTCACTGTCGGCCCTCCTTCTCGCTCAGGAGTTCCGCGATCTCCCGCCGCTCCTTGTCGTCAAGCGTGCGGAGATCGGACAGGAACTGACGCTTGGACTGTGCCCCCAGCGTGCGGGCGGCAGTGTCGAGGCGAATGAACCGGATCGTGTTGGCAATCTGCGTGCGCATAGAAGCTCCTCAGAAGCAGGGACAAGGGACAGCCGACGGCAACGTGCCGACGGCCAGAATCAACACTCCGCAGCGGTCAGACTGCGGCTTTCTTCCAGCGATCCACATAGGCGGCGAGCATGTCGGCAACGTAGCCGTGACCGTTCTCGCGCAGGGCAGTGACTGCGAATCGCATTGCCGCGATCTCGATGGCCTGTGGAAGCCTGTCGTGCAGAGCGACGTATTCCTCGACACGCTTGTCGTGTTCGCGCTGGAGGTAGTACGCCCGTTCTTCGCAGTGGATGGCGGCGGTAGTAAGTGCCACTGAAAATCTCCTGTTGGTGGTATCGAACTCCTGCGAGTGCAGGACTGGGGGCAGTGTCAGTCCTGCCCTGTATCCCAGACTCCGCAGCGGTGATTTCCGCTACGCTTCGCAGACGAAGCCGTCGTCACGCTGCACAATGCGGATGCGTCGGCGGCGGCGGATCAGGCGGGCTACTTCCCGCAGGGGCTGGTCGAGCGCGGGGTCGCGGTTATCCCGCACGAGAGAGGCGAAGTAGTCCTTGTCGTCCTTCTCGACAGACACTGACATGACGCCGCCCGGAAGCTCGTCGT